GAACAACCAATTTAGCATGAGAGAGTCTTCTGTCAAGTTCAATACCATGCTCTATACCTAACTCCGCTAATTCAACATTATTCAAATTCATCAACTCTTGCTTAGAGATACCATTTACCTCATCAACAACTGGTGCAGGTGGTGCAGGTTTCTCTACAACAGGTTGTGGTGTAGGAGTAGCTTTAAGACCCCCTCCTTTTAGCAAATCCCCAAAATGACTCATTTTTCTACTAGTTTGTTCTGAGCTATTTATCAAGCAACAAACTCTATGAACTCACTTAGTATCTTCTTGTTCATCTTCTTACCCTTAAGACTCTTGAAGAATGCTTTCTTGATGTCTGTCTTGGTTGCATCTTCTTTGACTTCAAAGGTATCATCACTATCAAGTGCTGAAGCAGAGAGTCCAAAGTATACATGGTATCCAGACTTCTTGATTGCAAATGATTTCTCCTTTCTCCAGACTTTCATAATCTTTTCAAGTTCATCACCATACTCAACATATCTCTTAGCAAAGTATGAAGCTTCTCTTGGAGGTAGTATTCTGAAACCTATGAAGTTTACGTCAGTAAACTTATCTCTAAGATTTTGTAGTAACACATCGGTCATGGTGAAAGAATTATCATCAAATGCATATGTATTACCTGTCTTTCTATCTCTAAGGATGCAGTTCTCTCCTATGTAAGAAGTTCCCATATATTTTTCACACTCTTCACCCCATCTATGTGAGAACTCATGATGAAAACGTAGAGGATGTGCTTCACCATCAGTAAGAATTACACATTGAACTTTCTCTACCTGATTATCTTTTTTGAACTGTGGTAATATCTCATGTAGGCAAACTAATGTCTCATTCAAGGGAGTTCCTGATAGACCCATTCCTAGTGGAATATTGTAGTAGTTTGTATACTGCCAAGCAAGTGCTTTAGCAATCAGATATATGTTCTCCATTTGAGACTCAAGAGTCTTTGTGTTTACTTTATGTGTTAGGAGATTCATCAATGAGAAAGATCCATCTATTTGTGCTACACCTTCCTTGACCTCATAGGATGTTTTAGTATTTGGATTTGGGTAGCAGTTTGTAAATGCATAAACTTCAAATGGAACTTGGATCTTTCTACAAAACCAGATTAGATTGTAAAGTTGCTTGACGGTATCTAACATTACAGAGTTCATAGAACCAGACCAATCAAGTATGAATACTAATCCATGATTCTTACCATCTGGAAGAACTGTGACTTTCTTAAATAGATCCTCATTATATTTGTATGTGTGAAGTTTAGTTGTATCAAGAACTCCTGTCCTTGATGTAGCAGCACGAGCATATGCAGATGCTGACTTCTTCATCTCAAACTCTTTTACAAGATAGTTGACTTCTTTCTGTGCAGACTTCTTGAAATCTTTAAAGTCTTTTCTTGCATCATTAAGAGATTCAATAACGTATTTTGAAGGATCATATTCCGACTCAAGATACTGATGTGTTTTTTTATTTGTAATCTGATCATTCCACTCAAGTTCTATACACTTGTGGATGTGAGCATTATCTATGATGATATGACCAGTGTTAACTTGAGGTAATTCAAAGTATTCGTTCTGGACGGAATCAGATCTGTTTAGATTTTGTATTGATCTATCTAATTCAGTTGCAGAACTAATTTCTATTCCTCCTTCTCCTCCTTCAATCTTTTGTATTGCTGCATCCAACTCCGCTGCAGGGATCTGAGATATAGAAATATTTGATGAAGGTTGATCTTCAAAGTCGGACTCATCGTCTTCTTCTTCTGCATCTACTACCTGATACTGTGTATCGTTATTTATTTCTTCATCAGAATTCTCATCACTTGAACCACCAAGTCCACTACCTGACGCACCAAACATTTGTGCTTGCTCCTCTTCTTCCATCTTCTGCTCTAACTCTTTCTTCATATCTTCTATCTCTTGCTTACAATACTCATGAAGTAACTTAGAAACATCAAGAACATCTTCAAATGTTTCTGTAGCACCGACCATAGAAAGTAATTCCTTCTCACGATCATTCTTAAGAGGAATATCATTGTAGTTACCAATCTTGTAGTATAGGTTTACACGATCAGCAAAGTTGAATGTATTTAAGTTCTTACCTTGAATCTTGAAGAAATCTGAATCACTTAACTCATGATAACCTGAGTAGAAAGTCTTTGATAGTCCTGCATACTTTCTCTTCATCATCTTTTCGATGCGAGCATCCTCTACAACATTCACAATACCCATTGGTATGTCTATCTCTTCAAACCAGTTACTATCAGGTGTGAATAGTGCGTGTCCAACTTCATGACCTACAAGTGCGTCATATACGTTGTTGCTTGCCTTATCCCACATTGGTAGTGTAAGAACACGAGTGTGTACGTTGAAACATGCAGTCTCAACCTTCTTACTCTCTACTATGAGATCTTCTGTTGCTAGTAACTTAGCGAGTTGTCCTTTTACTTCGTGTCTTACAGTCATGTGCTTAATTATCTTATACATCTATTATAATGACGAAACCGCCCCTTGGGACGGTTGAGTAGACACTTTATTAACTGTCCACGACGTTTCTTCGCTTGTCGTAGAGCTTGTGGTTTTAATTTTCTTTTCTGGGGTTTACCAGAATTGTGCTGCCAGTTAGGTGTGTTCATGTCACTATTTGAGAGAATCCTTTTACTTTATCAAATTTCAAGACATTTTCAAACTTGTCCTGCATATCTATTTTATGTGAGATAACAAAGGTATTCGCATCTTTAATTATAAACTTAATGATTTTAAGGAAATCATCAGTTCCAAAAGTATCTAGAGAACTATCAAAAATTTCATCCATAATCAATAAATTAGTATTGACTGAGTTCTTTACTCTTGCAACTTCTCTCCAAGTGAATAGTAGTGCTAGGTCAATTCTCATCTTCTCACCCTCACTAAAGAGCTATATGAAAAGTTTTCGTGTATGGGTGACTCTATCGTTTCACTAAACTCCTCATCCAACTTAAAGTTGATGTAGAAATCCATCATCTGCAAGTAACGATTGACCTGCTGATTGATAAGTGGTAGATACTTTTTAATTATCTTTGTCTTAACTCCATCATCTTTCAATAGCGAATATGCGAAATCATGATACATGATATCAGTTTTCTTATCTGCTAGTTGTTTAAAAATGTTTTGGAGACTTTGGTTAAACTCTTTTAATTTTTCATCCTCAGTATTTCGATTTGCAAGTTGAGTGGTAAGTTTTTGAATTTCTGATTCCAAATCTCTGACCTGTCGCTGACATCCAGAAATCCGAGTATTGTTTTGAGAAATGCCATTATTGAGTTTAGTAATCTCCTTTGATAGTTTAGTGAAGAGATGCTCTCGCTCTTCTTCGTTTTTAATTGCTTTTTCTAGTTCCTGATAACCAGTTTGCAACTCTTTTGCTTTAGTTTGAGCATCATTAATTCTATTTAAACGAAACGATTCTTCTATATTTTGAGTGCATGTAGGGCATGTTACATTCTCACTAAAGAACTTATGTTCCTTAGTTATGGTTGTTACTTTCTGACTTAATTGACCCTTATATTTGTTAAGAGTTCGTAACTTTTTACTAGCTCCAGTTACCTTTTCCTGATCCTCTATTAGACCAGTTACCTCAAGTTCTAACCCTTCATTAGTAGAAACATAACCATCTTGTTCATCGAGGAGGGTTGTAATTTTATCTTTTTTTCCTTGAATATTTGCCTTACCACGATTCTCTAACTCTTCAATAAACTTCTTTTGCATATCCAATTTATCTTTTACATTCTCTCTTGATAAATCTAAAACTCTTATCTCATCTTTCTGTTTTCTTATTTTTTCTTTGATTATTAAATTCATTGCTGAGAAGATACGAATATCCAACAAGTCCTCAATCACTTCTCTACGATTTGAACCAGACAGTTGCATAAAAGGAACAAATGCACTACTTCCGAGTATTACTATCTGAGTAAATGATTTATAATTAACTTTTAATATATTTTCTTCTAAGATCTTTTGAGTAGCACGATCATCTGCCTGTTTATGCATCTTTTGACCATCAACCTCTATTTCAAAGAGATTTGGTTTCATACATCTACGAACTAGATACTGTCTACCATTAATGTCAAATTCAACTTCAACACAAGTATCTTTTTCATTTGTTGCATTTACAAGTTGAGACTTGTTTATTTTACGAAAAGGTTTATTAAACAAACTAAAAGTCAGAGCATCCAATACTGTGGATTTCCCTGTTCCATTTGTTCCAACTATCAAATTCGTTGCATTTTTTTGGAAATCTATTTCTGAGAACTGGTCTCCAGTTGACAGAAAATTCTTCCATCTAATCTTTTGAAACGTTATCATTCTTAGGTGGTGGAACGACTATATCGTTCGGTGTGATCACTGCGTACTTATAATTATACATCTTACACGTCCGAATGGCAAGTGCATCTTCAATTTCTATAACATTTAATGATGCATTCTCTTCATCATCATTCATCATCATAGCATATCTTTCAGCATCGTCCTCCTCTTCAAACATAAAAAGCACTTTTTCTCCGTAACGGTTTAGAACAGCATAGGCACCATCGTCCCGTCTGTCTTTAAGTGTAAGAAGATACATTAGTCTACCTCGCAAGCTTCGGTGTATATTTTCTGTAGAATTCCTTTAATAAGAGTTTTATCTCCTTCAAACTCAGATTCATCAATATAGCGATTCAATATACCTATCGTATTCTCAGTTTCTTCAACTTCAAAGTCTGCACTTTCTGTTAAAACAAAATTTTCAATTATTTTTAAGTCTTGAATACCAGAGTTATATAATTTATCTATAAATTTTTCAAATTGCTTTTGGTCGGTTTTCTTCTTTACAACGACTTTGACTATCTTATCTTTAAATTCTCTCGTATCAAACAACTTATAATTAGTATCTTCATAGTAAAGATTGTAAAATAACCTGTAAGGATTGTTTACGGGTTTGTGTTCAATTGTTTTTGTATCAAAGATATGAAACCCTCTGGTATCTAAAACATCGTTCCAGAACATTTCATAAGGGTTTCCAAGATAATATATCTTTCCATTATCAGAACGAGTATGGTAATGTCCTGAGTAAACACGATAAAATTTATCAAATATCTTTGTATCCATTCCATGTTCCATAGTATGACCACGAGTGGCAACAAAACCATTCAACTCAAGATGACCCATAATTACATCTGCTGATGTAGTGTCCATCATCTCAAGAGTCTGTAATTTATTCTCCTCATTTATCCAAGGAAGCATTAAAATATCTAATCCACCAATATTAACAGTTGTTGGTTCTGAATAGACTTCAACATTATCATACTCTTTTAATAAGAGTTCAACAGTGTTAACTTCATTTGTATCTTTATAGTATGCAGTATGATTACCAACGATTGTATGGACAGTAATACCCATTGCTTGTAATCTGTCATAATAGTTTTTCTTTGTCCACTCAAGCGTTGCTAGGTCAATATTACGACGATTATCAAAAGTATCTCCCATATCTACGATAGTATCAATTTTATTTTTCTCTAAGTATGGAAAAAAGATATTATCGTAAAACTTTTTGAAATATTTGTGTATATAATCAGCACCTTTTCTTGCACCAAAATGCTGATCTGTAATAATTGCTAACTTCATTTCTTTTTCTTTGGATAATATTGGAAACCTTCGGTTTGCTCTCGCAACTCAGATAATTTAAATGTAATCATTTTATCCCAAGGAGTATGTGAATCCATCAGAACAGCAGCCTTTTTACCCTGTATTCTCTGAACACACCCAACATATCCTCGATAGATTGAATTTTCATCTATCACTTTAACTGTAGAACCTGGTAAAATCATCTGTTACTTGACTTATATTGAATGTTATCCTTAATAGTATTATAATCAGAACTACTACCTGTCATTGCACCATCATCTACAGTCATCACCTCTTCAAATCCAGTCTTCTCAATTATTTTTGTTTTAATTTCTAACTGCTTCTTTTCTTTTTGTATTCTTCTAAGAAAGGCATAATGAATAATCTGTGTAAAGTAGGCAAATGGATTTCTTGACTTCTCTGGATCAAAGTTGTGAATATATTGAACACAGTTTTCTATCCCATCAGATATCATATCATCACGGAACATGTAATTAACAAAGTTTGGTTTATATGACAAATGCGTTGCTATCTTAAGAAAACACTCTCCAAGATAATTTGTAATTCTTGGTTTTGGTTTTCCTTCCTCTGCAGCAGTAGCGACTTTTGCTCTATAAACAATTAATGCTTCTAATAATTCCTTATTGTTAACATAATGCTCAGACTTCTTCTTTACCATATCTCATATCTGAATGTAATGGTATTATAACATTTTTTTGAGGACTTGACAACACCCTAAAATATATGTACAATACCCTTTGTAGGGGTTCAAGAGTTAGTTAGGCTTATCTTTATTAAGCTTAAATATCTTTTCAAGGCTCTGGCGAGCATCTTCTACTGTAGTTATTAATCCCATTTTTGGATTTAAAGATACTTTACCATCTAATTCAATATCAACATCGTCGTCATTTAAATATTTGTTATAGAAGTGAATCATATGCTCATCAGATATTTCTGACATAGTAACTATTTTATCATACTTCATCAGAAAAAGATCTTCAGTAGGGAGTTCTAACCAAGGACGAACCTTAACATATTGTCCTGCAGGAGAATGCAACATCTTCATAATGACAGGATTAGAGAGCATAATAATTGGATCCCCGTCATTTTCGTCAACAGAGACTAAGGCAAAGATTTCTTCACCTGTAACTAATTTTAATACTGCGTGAAATTCGTCTCCCATTATTTTTTAAGTGGTATATTTACAATATCATAATTAAAGTTTTCTTCATTATACACTTTGATTCTTTCAATTAGGTGGTTGAGTGTATAATTTCTTCTTGATTTGTAACTTATATCATCAGCAATATCATATAGAGTTGCTTTTGATTTGTTACTTCCTTTACGAAGGACACGACCTATTGATTGAAGGTTACGTATTCTTGACTTTGAGGGAGATGCAAAAATTATATTATGTAAGTTCTTGATGTTGATACCAGTGGAAAAAGTCCCGTAGGATGCAACGATAATCGCATTATTCTCACTTTCAGTGATTTCTCTGACTCTCTCCCTGTCCTCCGTGGCAACACCACCATGAACAAAAAACACATGACGATCAATAATACTATTATTATTTATCAAGTTAAATAGGGGTTCTCCATGACCTTCAACTCTTGCAAATAATATTAGAGTATTACCTTTTAGATCAAGTGCAAGATTCCGAATAAAATTATTTCTTTTACTATGAGTTATAATATATTGTATCTCATCCTCAAATGTTTCAAATTTATTTGGTGAGTGTTTCAATAGAAGCACGTTAATATCCAACGTTGCTACATGACCTTTCTTCATAAGCTCGTCAGTCTTAATAATTTTATATGATGGTCCGAATAGTCCTTCTAATACCCATTTATGTGTTTGTGTTCCGTCAAGAGTTCCTGTAAAACCAAAACGATATTTGGCATTATCAAGTTTCGACATTATAGATATTAATGACTTTGATTTAAATTGATGTGCTTCATCTCCAATTACACATCCAAAACGATTAAAGTACTTACGAGGAAGTTTGTATATAGATTGCCAAGTTGTAATAATCACCTGAGAGTTTGTTTCTCTTTCTTTACCTGCATATATCTTGTGGCAGAATGAACCAACATCCCAACCATAATCCTCAAAATCTTTATACATCTGTTCTACTAAAGATGTCGTCGGAACTACTATCAGAATACTTAGTTTTCTTTCAACGTAATATCTCACAATCCCGTATATCATCAGCGACTTTCCTGAAGCAGTTGGAGATATCAATAACCTACGATTGTATTTTAAAGCGTCGTGTACTCCCTGTATCTGATAATCTCTAGGTTTATATTTACTTACAGCATTCATATAGTCCTTCACACCTTCTTCTGAGATACCATCATTCACTTCAAATGGTAAACCATAGAACTTGCTTTCTACAAATTCGTAAGTGTATTCATGATCTTTACAAAATTGTACAACCTTATCTAAAAGTCCAACATATATCTGATTGTTCTGAATATTAAATAACCTTATCTTTCCGTCCCAATACTTATTTTTATAAGTCGGCATAAACTTTGCACCTGGTACTTCAAAGGTGAAATAATCTGCTAACTCATAATAAACATGCATATCAGACTCTATCTGAAGATGCACTTCATTCTTTTTTGATATTATCAAATGCGACATAACATTGATCAATATCAATTATTTAGTCGTGTTTTATGAACCCCTTCTTGTATCGCTAACTTTCTTATTTAATTTTTTATTGGCAGTATTCATTGATGTCATTTTCTTACGAATTCCGTGTATCGCTTTTGCTGCAAGAGCAGCACCAGCACCTAATCCTCCCATCACATTCACCATATCTTTATCCATTTCCTCTCGAAATTGTTTAAAAGTTTTCATCTTATGTAAAACCACCGAATTTTTTTGGATTTGTAAAATCAAATAATAAAGGAGTTATCATAGGATGCCTTCTTATTTTTAAATTAGGATTTTTGTTTATATCATATTT